TAGATTTTTTATAATTTGCAGTGTCAGCATATATGTTATTAAACATACGTCCTTCTTTAGATCCTCTAAAATCAAATCCTAATATGTATATTTTTTTGTATTGATGTTGTGTTGCTAACCATAATGCCGTTGGTCCACTTGACCAACCTTTGCTAGGACTAAAGAAATTTAAATTTTTTATTCGCTCATATGATTTATTAGGATTGGTCCATACTTGATTTTTATGTTGAAATCCAGCTTTATTGATTTCTAAAATCATTTTTACATCAACTGCTACTAAGAAGTCTGGTTGGAAAGTTCTGTACACTGCATTACACGCATATACTTTTCCTATAGATTTTAATTGTTCTAGGTCAATAGGAAGTCTGCTAACGCCATTACCAATTACAAAGGCAATATCGTTAGATGATAAATTTTCAATGTTGTTTGTTTTAGATAAATTTTTAAGACGTTTTTTATTACGCCTTTCTTGTCTTATCTTATGCCATTCTTCTTTTGAATATAAAGACTTATCTATTTTTGCCATTAAACACCCGCGTCAGCATTAGCTGCTACTCCATACATTTGACGAACAAAATCTAATTCTTTTTGTTGTTCTGTTGTATGTAGTTCAGATGCTTTGCGAGCTTTGTTAATTTGGCGAAGTGTTAATCTTGTTTTACGTGTATCAGTTTTTTCTACAGGAGACTCGTCATCACGTTCTTCATAACGTTCGTCCTCTACAGGTTCGAGCGTTTCTTTATCATAATAAAATAATTCACGTAGTATCATAGTAGTATTTATATCGTTTGATCAGTTGTTGGAGTTTCAGCTGCGGCTGCTCCTCCAGCATCAGGCATAGCACCTGCCATCTCATCTCCGGCCATCTCCGGATCAGGGGTTGTATCAGCTTCGTCTTCAATTGAACCTAAGTCTGAACTAATTCCAGCTGAACTAATTCCTGCACCACGCATTTCGCCTGCTGCATCAGTTTCTGGCTGTGTTAGATTTTCGTCGTTCTCTTCTCTCCACATACGTTCATTTTCTGCAATCTCTTCTTCTGTCATTCCTAAGAAACGTTTCATTGCAAATCTATTTGAAACGTAAGGTATTGCACTCATCTGTGTAAATGTAGGAATACGTGCATTATCAATTTCACTTTGTCTGTAACTTGCAAAGTTTTGTGGTGGTTGGAATCTAAGATCAAACATTGCAGTATCAATGTTTATTCCTTTTTCTAACATATATCGTTTAAATTCTTGATTAAATTCTTCTGCTACTAAATTTTGTAAGCGTTCACAGTATGTATTGAATCTTAGTTCTTGTATATAGGCTGTTCCAACTCTCCCGTCACTATACTGAGAATTTCCATCATCAGGCCCGGTCGGTAAGTATGAACTAGGGATTCGTAAGCCACGTACGAGCTTATTAGTAAAATATCTAAGGTCATCAATTTCTCCTAGGTTAGTTCCGCCAGGTAGTGTTTCAACTTTAGATCCTCTACCTTCAGCAGTTTGTGGGAAAAAGTAATCTTCATTAATTGACAGGGGATTGTATGATGAGTCTATGACATTTGTTCCGCCACCTGTCTGCGATGGGATACGTCTTTGATGTATTTCCGTCTTAACACGCTCAACAAATTGCATAGCAAGGTGTGATGGCATATTACCCACATCAACGTAGAATACTCTTCTTTCTGGAGCTCTTTGTACACGATATATAATAATCGCATCTTCAAGCAATTCTTTTTGTTTGAATACTTTGAATACTGTTTCTAATAAACTATTACCAAACGGATAGTTTAAATCTAATCCTTCTGATAAACTTAAATGTAAAACGTGTTCTGAGTCAACTGAAATTTCATTGTCGCCTGTTTGGAATCGACCGCCGGCTGCTGAACTAGTTGTATTGCCAACCATACCTCGAACGCCACCTGTTAAATAGCCATCGCCGCCGCCGGTTATATTTCCGTTAGTTTGATGTGGCGTTGTTGCTACCATTTCAGCAAAGTTTAAATTAAAGTCTTTAATTACATATTGTTCAGGCGTTTTACCTTGGCTTTCGTTAACAATAATCTTTGTAACTTTTGCAGGATCAACGTGAAATAATTTTTTAGTTTCAGGATCTCTAATAAAGAACTGATCACCAAATTTAAATATGTTTCGCATAATTCGAAATATGCGTGTTTCAAAGTTTTGTAATTTACACCACTGCTTTAAGTATTGCTGTATAATTGTAATTTCTGAATTAGTTGCTTTAGTTTTAAAGTCAAGTATAAATGGTGTTTTATTTTGTTGATTAGTTTGCGATGTAAATTCTGCTAATATATCAAGTGCGGCATTTACTTCACTATCCATATCCATTGTATTATATTGACCATAACGTTCAACACGATTTGGACTTCCAATATATACATCAGGCAAATATGATGAATAATTAGTACGAGCAGGACCTGCATTACTTCCGGTTCCAGCCCGAGTAAAAGGACTATAACTTCCGTCCGGGTTATTTCCAGTTTTTACTGGTGTAAAATGTTTTTTCCAACTCATTTAATTATCCTACTTGTAAGTTTCCACTAATTGCTTTAACAGTGTTTTTAGTATTTGTATTACTTTCACGCTGTGCTGCGATTAGTTGTGTAACTAAGCTATTTAACCGATCTAGCTGCTCTGAGCTGCCTGTGCTGGATCCGCCACTTAATGTGCCGTCTGCAAGCATTGATCCTGCAGAAACTCCTGTTCCGCCGCCTAACAATCCTTTATTATCTTCTGCAAGCACTTTATTTAATTTTTCTAATGTAGTAACTAAGGCTTTCATACTAGTATTATACGCTTCTACATTAGATTTGTCAAGTCCTGATTGCATTCTTTCTAATTCATCATTAAAAGTAGCCATAGAACTTATGTCTGCAAGCTCTGTTTTTAGTAATTTGGCTTGATCTAATTGATATCCGTAATCTAATGTTCCTAATGCAGCAACATTTCCTGGAGTTGATACATCAGGCATAGCCTCTGGTTGTGTTACTGCTGCTGTTGCCGCAGTTCCTGGTTCGCTTCCTCCGCCGCCGAATAACGATTTTCCTTCTCCACCTAGCCACTTTGGCAAGTATTGTTTAAAGTTAGGCATTTCAAAGTCGAAACTAAAGAATCCTTTTACTTTATCAATGATGCCTTTAAATAATTCTGAAATACTTGGCATTTCCATATCACCAAAGCTAAAGAGTCCTGTAACCGTTTCCCACGCACCGCTTACTAGATTGCTTATACTAAAGGAACTTTCGCCTTCACCAAATCCAAACCATCCAGTAACAGTTGCCCACGCATCTTTTGCAAGTTGACTAATACTAAAAGAACCTTCCCCTTCACCAAAGCTAAAGAATCCCGTAACAGTATTCCACATATTAGTTAATGTCTCAGTAATTGAGAAATTAGAGAACCATTCACCTATACTACTAAATGCCGCACCAGCCTTATCCCATATCTTAACTAACGTGTTGTCAATAAATTCACCAAAACTAAAATTAGCCCACCAATCACTTATACTTGTAAATACCCCAGTTACACTGCTCCAAAGTTCAGTAAACATTTCTCCTATACTAGTCCCGAGCCACCAATCTTTAATACCAGTAAACACTCCGGTTACACTATTCCACGCTTCTACTAGTTTTTCTCGAATTTTACTTGCGCTAAACCATTCTCCAATACTTGTAAACACACCGGTGATGCCATTCCACGCATCAACTACCCACCCTTTAATCGTTTCATAACCAAACATCGCTGCTAGTGCTGCGCCTATAGCAAGGAAAGGTGCTGCTACAGGTGCAAAGATAAGTGCAGCAATACCCGCTGCTAGTCCTACAAGCACAGTGTCTAAACTTGGTAACATATTAGCAAATGCTGAGCTTATAAAGTCTCCAAACATACCACCAATATCTATACCTTTGCCACCGTCGCCAGCAAATAAATTTTTAATTGCTTCCATTATTCCATTTTCTTTGATATCTTTAACAAAGTCTCCGACTGCTGTTTTAAATTCTTGTACTTTTGTTTTTACTGCTGCAAAATCTGTTTTAAACTGCTCACTGCCTAAATAATCTTTTAGGTTGTCAGTAATACTTTTCATTCCTCCAACTGCGCCTTCGGCTGCGGTGCCTAGTTCAACTCCGAGAAATTCTAGCACTCCGCTTTCTATAAATGCACTTTCAAATGCACTTTTTACATTTTGTATTGTTTGTTCAAAGTTAGCAAATATGTCTGTTAAAGTAGTTCTTTTGTCTTGGTCAGCATCTGCTTTTGCTGCGTCAGTCATACGTTGCAATTCTTTTTGTGCTGGAGACAACGTAGCCAACAACTGAGCATATCCGTCTTCTTGCATCAGTGCGCTTGAGCCGGCGATACCTACTGAGTCTCCAAATTTCTTAATTTCAGGTAGCAGTTCTCTAAATCTTCTTTGATATTCTTCTTGCGAAATCTTACCTGTTGCATTAGCTTCTGCAAGATCAGCAAATCCAGGAACAATAGATGCTAGTTTTTGCGCAAAACCTGACTGTGCAGTTCCGTCTGCTAAATCAGTCATAGCATCAGCAAAATCATCTCCTAGAGTTTTGTCAAATGCTGAGTTAGCAGTAAAGTTAGTAAGGGCATCCCCTGACAGCCTTGAAGCAAGAAGGTTATAATTTGCCGCTGCCATTCGCGAATTCATTTCATCTTGTATTTCTTTGCGACTCTTTCCAGTAACTTTAGCAAGTTTATCAATTTCCATTAGATAATTTTGGGCGCCAGCAGTAAGTGATGCGTCAGATCTTCCTCTAAGTTGGCCGGACCTAGCCATCATTTCAATATAGTCACCAAATCCTTCATTTACACTTTCTTGGGTAAAACCTAAACTTAGCAGTCCTGCCTCTTGACTTCTTAGCTGTTTTGTCATTCGACCCATACGACGAGCGCCTTCGCCTGACGTTGATCCTAATAGTCCTACTCTGTCTGCATTAGCAGCAATCATTGACGAAAACTGTTCTAAACTAAGACCTGCTTCTGCACTTCCTCTACGTATTGCCATCATATCATTGCCAAAGCCTGCACCAACTTCACTTAGTTGTCTAAATGATTCTACACTGCTTTGGAAATATCCTGTAGCTTGACCTAATACACTGCCAAATACTGGTATTGCTTCTAAGACCCCACCAACTGTAGTAGCCTGTGTCATTGCTACACCAAAGTTTTTTGCAATACCTATTAATCCGCCAAAAACGTCACCAACGCCCCCGGCAATGCTTCCTAAAGCACCAGACATCTTTCCTAAAGCACTTGTAGAATTTTCTACAGCTTTAGTATTTGTTTTACGAGTTTTAGTTCCTCTTGTAACTGATGTAGTGTATAGATCTTGTGCTTTTGTTGCTGCTGCGGCACTTTTCCCACCACTGCCGCCAGATCCTCCCCCGGCTTTCATTACTTTTAGTAACTCTTGTAACGTGGCTTCAGCTGCTGGTCCGCCAGCAACATCAACAATTTTTACTTCTTCAGCCATTCTAATCAGTCCTAGTTATATACGCATATAAATAAAGTAGATACATACTTTTATAATGTATTTATACGGAGAAAAATATGTCTAACAATAATATGCAACAACAACAAGCAAATCCACTTAGTAAGTACTTTCGTCAACCTAAGTTGTTTGCTGCTTTACCATCAAATGGTAAATTTTACCCGGCTGGTGCTTTAGAAACTACCGAAACAGGCGAGTATCCAATATACTCAATGACAGCTAAAGACGAGTTGACGATGAAAACTCCTGATGCACTATTAAATGGTCAGGCAACAGTTGAACTTATTAAGAGTTGTGTACCAAATATTAAAGATCCTTGGAATTTACCAAGTATTGACCTTGATGCACTTTTAATAGCAATCCGCCTTGCAACCTACGGCGAAACAATGACGTTGCAAGTTAAAACACCAGTTACTGGTGAAGAAAAAGAAATGTCAGTTAGCTTAAGAGACATTTTAGATAATTTTGCTAATATAGAGTTTGAAGATGTAGTCCGGTCTGGAGAGATGACTGTTTATTTGCGTCCATTAACATATCAAGAATTTACTAAGAGTGCATTAAAAACATTTGAACAGCAAAGAATCTTTAATATTGTAAATGACGAGCAAATATCAGATGAAGATAAACTTCAAGCATTTACAAATAGTTTTGCAAAATTAACAGATCTAACTGTTGATATGATGGCTAACCATATTAGTGCAATTGAAATAGGTGATACTCGAGTTGATAATAAACAGCATATTGACGAGTTTATGAAAAATGCTGATAAAAGTTTTTATTCAGTAATTCAAGAACATCTTGATTCACAAAAAATAAAATTTACTATTCAACCACTTGTAGCATCTGCAACTCCAGAAGAGATCGAACAAGGCGTACCAGCAACTTATGAAGTTCCTGTTACATTTGATCAGTCAAATTTTTTCGCATAAGGATCCTGACGTGGACCGTCCCAGAGATCCTAGAAGAAGTTAAGGTCCTCGAAGAACAGTGTAAACAAATTAAGTTTGAATTAACTAAACTATGTTGGCATATGCGAGGTTCATTATCCTATGAAGAAGCATATTACCTTGGTCCAGAAGAGCGAGAAGTAATAACAAAGTTAATTGAAGAAAACATTGAAGTTACTAAGAAAACACAAATGCCTTACTTTTAGGCAACGGAGAATAAAAGATGGCTATGGCTGAAAATGATATAAAAGATTTAATAGAACAAGCATTTCCAAATGCTGTTGTAAAAATTACAGATCTTGCAGGAGACGGTAATCATTATGCTGCCGAAGTAATTGATTCTAGTTTTCTTGGTAAAAATAAAGTACAGCAACATCGTGCTGTTTATTCTGCGCTTAAAGGTAAGATGGACGGTGCTAATGGCGAATTACACGCACTAGCATTGACAACAAGAATACCTGTAACTGCCGAAGATATTAAGCAGTCTTAAGTTTTTCGGTTCCTTTAACACCAGCTTGTTGAGCTTTTGCTGCTCCGGCTGTTCCTGCTTTAACACCTTTAGATACTAACTGTGCTTTAATAAGTTTTGCTAATTCAGGATCTTTCTTAGCAGCATTAATAATTGCTGTAAACTTAGGATTAGGTAATCCCATATCGTAACTTGCTTGTACACCTAAAGGTTTCTTAGTTGCTGCATCAATCCAAAGAGCTCCTGCCCATTCGTAATCTTTACCACCCTTATTAATTACTGTACCTTTTGCAATTGGTCCATCTTTAACTGCTGGCGCTTTTTTAGCTGCTGGGGCATCTGGCGTACCGTCGCCGTCTGTATCTACTGTTGGTTGTTCCGAATCCGCACCTTTTTGTGCTGTATCCGTACCTGATGTAGGTTCTAGCTCAACTTTAGATGTTTGTCCAATAGATTTAATTTGATCGTTGCTCATACCTGCATCTGCTAGTATATTAGCAATACTACCCGAATCTAATGGTGATCCCATCTTAGTCCAGGCTTTAGTAAGTTTATCAGCAGTAACTTTATTACCTACATTTTTTGCAGTTTGTTTAACTGCTCCTGCCGCCGAACTTGCCGCGCCTTTTACTGCGCCTGCGGCTTTACCTGCTAAGTTTCCTGCTCCACGTTTTAGTTTAGCACCTAGTGTATTAGGATTGTTTAAAGGTAATTCACCTTGTGCAGGATCTGCTTCTGCTAGATATAATTCATACTTTTCTTCCATTGACAATGCTTCGCCAACTTTACCAAAGTCGCTTAACTTTTGACTTTTGTCAAAGTTTTTATCTACTGGAGTTGCATTGCTTCCACCTTTAAGATCTAATTCAAGTTGTTTTTTAGTTTCTGCGTCGACTGGCTTTGATTTTTGTGCATTTTTAGCAGTGTCGTCTACTGTTGCAAGAGCACCTTGTGCGGCTGCTGCTATTGTTCCGCCTGCTTTTGTTAATGCATTTAATACTTCAGTACCGGAATCTGATTGTGCAATTAAAGTGTCAAGATTTGCAGTAGTTAACTGATCTTTTGGTATTTCTTTTAGTGCGTCC